GACGATCGGGCAGTCCACTGATTGCCGTGCTGTGGGGATTTCCGCCACCCCTGTCTTGCGTAGGTCGCGCACCGCACGCTTGGCCTTGGAATCGCGCAACCCCGGAAATGCTTGCTGCAACATGCCAGTCGCATCTGCCTCGGCCAGAGGGTCGAGGATCGCCTCCACCAACGGTAGCATTTCCTCCGCCTCTGCCATTTGCTCCAGGCTTATTGATTGCTTGTAGGTGCGGGATTCCGACTTCCACCCGATGTAGGACACCATGATCCCCTTTTCGAGCAAGTGGTTTGCCCCGAGTTCCATCTGCCTGCGGAATCCGGGGATGTAGCTGGATCGCATCCATTTGAGGAAACCGGACACCACGGTTGCACGACTCATGGTTGCCATGCTCGTCGGGAATGCCTTGATGTGAGAACGGTCCAGCGATTGCGTCAGGATCGCCACAAATGCGTCCACCCGCTCGCCAATGGTGTTGACCTCCATGTCAGACGCCCCCTCCCAAGGAAAGGCATTTGCGCCGTGTTTGCGCATGTCTGTGGATTTCCCATCCCAAATGTTCCGGCGGTCACGGTAGGACCGCTCGCACGCCTCGAAGTATGGGTTCAGGTGATTCAGTGCGGTGGTGTAGGCCGTCTGCAACGCGGGCACGTTCGGAGACTTTGCCGCGTAAATCATCGCCTGTTCCTGCTCTTGCTCGGGAGTGGTGTTCATCGGATTTCTTCGTAAAGGTCAGCTTCGAGGTGGCGGCAGCGGAATGTCTGTCCGCGCGGTGACTTGCGGGATTTGAGCACTCGCACCTTGATCTTCTTGCCGTCCATGTTTGCCAATACCCACCGGGCATTCTGGCACGGGCGCAGGCCGATTGCGGTCACCACGGATTCCTTGATTTCCACGGCAGGCAGGGCAGGGGAATCCATCGGCAATTCGTCTGCGGTTACCTCGGAATCCGCTGCACGGATCACCAATGGAGTCTCCTTGGCCGTTGCTGATTTCTTGGGCTTTGCCCATTTTGGAAGTGGTGCTTCTTGCATTTGCAATAAAGTTGCATTATTATCGGCCAATTGTCAATATCCGCCTGTCCCTTGCCGTGTCGCCTGCATTTTTGCCGCCGATACGTGGTCGAGGTCACCGCATGCTGCGTAGCGCAGAACGTCCATTGGATCTTTCCACGCCTCGTTTTTTCCGTCCTCACCGGTGTATTCCGACAGCGCGTTGATAATGTTCACGCAATCCGTGGACACGTAAAAATGCGGACGGTTCAGCGAGTCCATCGGCTTGTGAGTATCCCACGACATCAGGCCGATCAGTTTTTGCAGCCCGTCATCGATGTCGATGCCAGGCGCGGGGATGAATGTGAGTCCGTGGTCTTCGAGGTCTTGGATGATCGATGATTCGCCTTCGGACACTTGGTAGCGGGCCGCACCGAGCCGCGGGTCGATCAGGCGCTCGAAGATGTCCTCGCTTCCCTCCATCTCGCGGATCATCTCCACGTAGTCGCGGATGCCGTATCCTTGGCCTTTGGCTCCCTCGCCCAGCATCCATTTTCCGTTGCGCCATTCCGCCCAGTCGCCCACGTCCACGCCCGGCCATTCCCGATACACGTAGTGAGTTCCGCTGGCGTCCACGGCAATCCAGCACATGAACCAGTTCTTGCTGCCGGCGGGGTCCACCACCATGTAGCGTGTCACGTCGTCGGTCGGGATCTTGTCCGGCCCGATCACGTTCACTGCCTTGTTGAACTTCGGGAACTTCGTGGTGAACGATTTCGTGGGCACCCCGTAGGCGCGGATCAGGATTTCCTCTCGGTTGCGGCCTTTCAAGTCCTCGCTCATCCGCTGGTATCCGCCGAACGGATTGTCCTGCGAATGGAAGTAATGCACCATGGCGTTCCGGTTCTTCGACCGCTGGATGTAGGGCACCGTCTCGCCGTCGAGTAGTTCCGCCCTGCGTGACTCGATAGTCTCCGCTCCGTCCAGGTAGTCCTTGATCACCGGCGTCCAGCCGTCCACCGGCGTGAACGTCACCAGCATCTTCGCATTGCGCGTGAGCAGTCGGAACCGCAGCGTGTTGATCAGGTCTTCCCCGATCAAATATTCGTCAAGCATCGCGCCGATGTTGTGCCACGTCGGGTTCATGCTGCCCAGTTCCGCGCCTTCCAGAATCGTCGGGTTGTTCTGGAACTGCGAATACGTCTTGAAAATGATGTGCGATCCGTTCGGCAGGATCAGCGAGGATTCCGCAAATCCGGTCTTCTCCTTGTAGGAAATGTATGTGGACGCGCCGGTTTGCTTCGTCTTCAACTCGCGCGGCAGCCAATGCCAGATCAGCGATTGCTGTTGGCGGATGGATACCTCGGAGTTCTGTGCGAAACAGAAGATGCAGGATCGCGGGTTCTCGACGGCAGCCCGCACCACCGAGTAGCATCCCCACACACTTTTGCCGCTGCGGTTTCCACCCAGGGCAAGGATCTCGTTCACGTCGTGCAGCGACTTGTCCGCTTTGTCCCAGTGTTTGAGCCTGAACGCATAGTTGTAGGGATCCTCCTCGCTGTTCTGGATCGCCTCATGATACAGCCTGTGGAACTGCGCCAACTCCGCAGCGGACATCAGGATCATCTCCTCGTCCGATGGCGGAGTCAAAACCGGGTGTTTGCGCCATTGCAGCATGTTACTTGAAGGTCACAAACAGAAATCCAATCACGAAAATAATGATGGCAACGGTTGTCGGGTCCATGGGTTCAGTTGGTTACTCTCCCACCACCTCGGCCTCGATTGCTCCCGCCTTCGCATTTTCTGCTATCCTTGCGCGGATGGCAGCCAGTGTGGCTTGGGCTTCGTCAATCGTGGCTCCCTTGCGGTGTTCGATGGTTATGGTGTTCATGCCGGACAATTTGTTGTGGTGGTCTGTCATGATGCCGACGACAACGGCCAGCTTGTCCGGCGCTGTTTGTTTCAGGGCGTCGTCATCGTCATCCAAAAGGTCTGCCTTTTTCTGCAAAAGTCCAACATATTGATTTGCCACCCCCGCGAACACGTATGCCATTTCCTTGCGCTTCGCCTCGATTGCCTGCTCGTTGTCCTCCAGCAACCGGCGCAGCGTTGGCATGTCCAACCCAAGGTCTCGGCTGATCGACAGCCGGGACTTTCCTTGCGCCAGCCTCCACAGCACATCTGCCGCCAGCTGCGGGTTCTTGCGCTCAAGCGATTGCGGTGCCTTGTTTTTCGACCTCTCCACTATTATCTGGTAGAACTCGTCAAAACTCTGCTGCCCCAACGGATGCCCGACTGGATACTCGCTTGGCTTGTCCGGCAATGGTGGTGCTTTTTTCCTCTTCTTTCGATCGTTTGGCATGGTGGTTATCGGGTGGGTGCGAAGCTGTCCAACGTGTAGGGCTGCTGGCCATTGGCGGGGCGGGCCGCATTCATCCCTGCGGCTTCCTCCATGACGCGGAGTTGGCGATACACGCTTTGGTTGATGATCCCTTTGCGCATGTATTCCCGCTTGAGGATCGCTGCACGCTCAGGGTAGCGTTTCATCTCGCGGAAGATGAAGTTCGCTCGGGTGCCGTCCGATGCGTCCAATGCCCGCAGTGTCTTCTCACGCTCCGACACGTTCAGCTTTTCGTCGCGCAGTATCCGCTTGTGGTGATCCACTAATGCCTGTGCCAACTCGGGATTCTCCCTCCGCACCTCGTAGAACTCCCTGGTGACGTTCTTCTTGCCGACCTTGCTGACGATTTCGTCATACCTGTCGGCTGTGCTCGGCGGGCGATACGCGGGTAGGTCGTCAACCCATCCATCGTATGCTTCGATGGCGCGTTCCGATCCCACTCCGTATTCACGCATCATCTTGAAGATCTCATCCTCCGACTTGCCCAACGTGCGCAGGTCTTTGACGTGCATGATCAACCTCGCCATGTTCGCCTTGTAGGCGCTATTGGCATTCTGGTATTTGCGGGCGAAGTCTTCGGGCGTGAACTCTCCGCGTTCCATCTTGTTGCGTGCATACCCGATTTCCTTCTGCGCCATGTTGATTGCCTCTTTCAGTTCGCGGGTCTTAAATCGGAACCCGTCCTCGACTGTGGTGTTGTTGATGCGAATGCCCATCTGGCGCAGGACTGTTTGTTCCGGCGGGTTCACCCGGGCTTTTTCGATCTCACGGGAAATGCCGGGCGTTATCAATTCCTTGATGAACCATTCGCCAATCTCCTTGTTTTTCGCTAATCCGTCCGGTTGCACGCTGATTGCCTGCTTCGTCTTGTAGGATGAATTGTTCAGTGCTTGGGAGAATGCGTTCATCATGAACGACCCTTCGCCGGACAGATCTTCCTGTAATGCTGACATCGCCATCTTGGCCGATTCCTCGAATGACTCACCGCGCAGGGCTGCCAGCGCGGGGGCGGCCATCTGCATGTGAGGCACAAGGTAACTGGCGTTGATCGATTCTATCTGCCCGTCGTCGCGCTTGCGGATCAGGAGCGGACGGTTCTTGTCCCACTCAGGAAACACGGTGCGCCGGTAGGCTTGCTCCTCTTCCTCTGTCACTCCACCCTTGCGGTTGAATTGCGATATGCCGATCGCCGTCCCCACATACACGGTCGCCAGTGCGGCCGCACGTTTCACCCCTTCCATCTGCACAACGCGCTTGTCCACTGGCACGCCCAAGTCGTCCGCCATTTCCTTCGCTAGCTTTTCCGGCGAGAAGATCATGCGGCGGGCAAGTTGCCCTTGGTTGTATTGCGTTCGCATCATCTCCAGTGTGAACGATGCAAACTGCGAAAGTGGCACGCCTTTGCGGGAAAGTGTCTTGAGGCTGCTGTTGATGTAATCGTAGTTCGGATACGTGTTGTTCGTGAAATTCGCCGCAAGTTTCTGCATCTTGTCGGCCGGGGCGGTGGGTGCGGCCTTGGCAAGAAACCCTTCGTAGTTCTTGAATGCGACGACGCGCATGGCGGTGTCGAACACGGAATACACCTTGCCAAACGGTTCCACCAACTTGCTCGCCTTTTCCCCGACGATTCCTTTTTTCAACCCTGCTTGGATGTCGGCAAATTGTAATCCGCTGGGCACCATCCCGAGTTCCTTCATCCGCTTGAACTCGTTCAGATCTTTAATCGACATATCCAATCCCAGCTTTGCGAGTGGACCTTGCTTCCCGACCATGCTATCTGCCATCTGTCCGATCGCTGCCTTCATGCCCGCCTTGGCTCCCTTGAATGGATTCATCCACATGCCGAGGAGGTGCGACAAGTTCCCGTAGAACTGCACCATGTAGGCCGGCGGGTTGCCGAGAACCTTGGCCGCCTTCGATAAGGCGATGCCGGTTTCCCACCAGTCGGTTGCCGTCTTGGTCGCTGTGTCTGCGGCAGCGTCTCCCGCCTTTGCCGCGTAGAGTTCATTGATCGCGCGTTGAAGTTCGGGCGGCCCGTGAAGTTCGTCGCCATCGATGATTTTCGCTGGTCCTGTGCGCAGTTTGATCGGTCCCCATCCGTCCGGTTTCGCTTCCGATGCTGGTTTCAGCAATCCAGTGTCTTGCAATGCCCGGGTGATTTCCCCGTCCGCCTTGGAATACGCAGTGTAACGGGAAAGCGCGGACATTGTGGATGTGATCTTCTCGCCCGGTGAAACGTATTCGCCCAGGTATTCGCGCAGGGCTGGTTGGATATCTTTCTTCTGTTTGAGGATGCGCGGGTCGGATGAATAGACGGTGGAAAGGATGTCCTCGTCGTTGCTGGCACGCTTGGCGTTCAGGTCGGAAAGATACTTCTCCGCATCCCCTGCATCCATCCCGTCTGCCACCAATTCCGCCTTCGCCTTCGCCCTCATCTCTGGACTTGGCCGCCACGTCGGATCATCAAAAAATCGATACGTCCGCGTAAGGTAGCTGCCATCCGTGACGCTTTGTTCGATGGCTTGCCGTTGTAGATCCGTCAGTGGTTTCTCTCCCTTGTAGTGAAGATCGAGAAGTTCCGTCTGGTATTCATGGATAAACTTCCGCGACTCGGAAAGGTCCGCCTGCAAATCCTTGAGTTCCGGTGGCAAGGCCTTCGTCTTGCCGGTCACGAACTCCGCCACAAGCTGACTTGTCACCTCGGGATCTGCCGACTCTCGGATCTTCCTGTCGATGCGCTCTCCCAGTATCCCGCCGGTCTCGCGGCCAGCCATGGTCTGGTTCTTCGCGTCACGCATGAACTGCGTTGCCTTTTGCCCGACCACCTTTGATGGTGCCATGCGCGATTTCACGAACATGTTCATGTCGGCAAGGTATGCCTTCGCATCCTGTGCCCGCAGGAACTTGTCGGGGTCCACGTCCTTCGTCACGATGTCGATGAACGAAACGGCATCCATGTCGCCGCCATACACCGCACGGTTCAATTCCTGCACCGGCTTGCGTGCCAGCTTGCGCAGGATGTTCGCTCCTGTCTTCGACGTGTATCCAAGCGTGCCGCCGAGTGTTGCGCCCATGGCGCTGCCGAGAAACAATTCCTCCGCAGACCCCACTTCGCCACGGTCGTAAAGGTTGGTGGCGGCAGTGCCCGTGGCTCCGCTGATAGCACCAATCCCCGCCATGGTCTTGACGCGGTTCTGTGCCATTGCACGGGTCATGGCGCGGAATGCCTTCGGGCCGGACTTTGCTTCTCCCAATCCCGGGACGGTGTTCAGAATGGAATCGTGAACCACCCTGCCATAGTTGATATTGTCGGCTCCCTCGATTTTCTGCGCTACAATGCTTCCGCCTGCACCGCTGACTAGTGACCCAACGAGGTATCCGCCTGCCGTAGTCACAGGGATGGTGACCGATCCCGTTCCTCCAGTAGCGGCGGTGATCATGCCTCCCAGCTTTGCGCCGGTCGCCGTGCCCGCAATGCGCCCACCTTCCGATATCAATGCCTCTGCCGCGATCCCGGCAGCAATCTGTGCTCCGCTCGGTCCGCCGGGTTCCAATGGCGGCATGTCGTAAATCGATGGTGGAAGTTCTCGCGGTGCCGGGGTAGTTGGCTTGAGGATATCCGGCCGTGCAATGATCAGGTCAAGAACCTGCGTCGGCGTGTAGCCATCGCCTGCCAGTTCACCAATCGTGGAATCCACCTGCACCAAAGCCGCGAACGCGTCTTCGTCCCCGACCTCTTCGCGGATCTTCTTGAATGCTTCGATGTTCATGAATGGTTATTCCTCTAGTGCCCGGCGAAGCCGATCCGCCGTGGTTTCGCCTAGGGCGGGGGCGGTTGGCGCGGTTGGCTGGACTTCCTGCGGTGCCACGACTCCAAAGTATTCCGCAAGGTCACCCGGTGTTG